CTCAAAGAGCTGTATGGGAAAGGAAAGCTCTTGGTAAACATATGTTCTAACCGGATTCCGGTAGTCATAACCACTCCCAATGGGAGAAGGACCATGAGTATAACTTTCAAAACCGCACTTGCCTATGGGAAGCGCACCGCCGCGCGGTGGTTCACTATGGCTGTCGGTGCCGCACGCGACAAGCAAGGTAAGCCCATCGGGCTTAACCAAGCTGGTCGCACGCGGCTAAGAGCGGACCTAGTTCGAGGGCTAATCTCAAGGAGAGAAGCGACGTTCTTAGGAATCCAATCTGCCTTGTTAGTGTCGACGAAGTTTTCTGTATTACAGAGTTCCCACTGGGACAACTTCCGTCGTGTGCTTTTCAAGGAATGTTACGAATGTTCTGACATCTCAGCGCTCGGGAAGCGTTGGAAGAAGTTCACAACAGCCGTACAAAACTACCTTCTGATGAATCAACTTCAAACTCGGCCAAGGGCCCAGTTGGAGGACGTAATCAGAAGCGATTCACTAATGCACTCCGTCTCGGAACTTCTGACTCGCGTAGGAATCCTACTGCTTGCCAGGGGCCCAAGGGACCCCCGTGAACGGATGTGGTTAGTTGCTCACCTCACACAATCGAGATTCCTGCCGGGACCTTCCCGTAGGCAATGCCTGGAATCAGTTGTTGAGCTGAAAACACGGCTCTGTGGCCCGCGCCCGGATGGTTCCCAATGGGAGACTACCCGTGAAAAGCGCAGTTCCATCGAAACCGCTTGCCAGACAATCGGAGTGGAGAACCGGGAATCCCGGCATGCAAGGGATGTGTTGAAAACACACCTCTCGCTCTCGAACTCCGCATGTCTTGAGTACACAAGAAAAGAAGGTGGTAAGCTCTGCATATTATGGGGAGACTTCAAAGAGTTCTTGGATTCCAAGATCTCTGACCACTTCAAAATTCAAGTGAAAGAAGACGAGGATCTATTTCGCAAACGAGCCTTGCTCGAAAACGTCATGAAGAAATCTCGTCAGTTATCTCGCATCAGATCCGATCCCGACGTTGAGTCCCAATGGGAGCTCTATTTCCAGGGTCGAATCCTTTGGAGAGCAAGACTTGAGAACGCAATCGAACAGGTTGGCCAGACAATGTCATTCGCCATCCCTGACGGTTACACCCTCAAAGACATTGAAGAATTCAACAACCCAGACTTGCCGGAGGTATTCAAGGAATACACTCCGCTCCTGGTCCACTTGCCGCCGAGCTTCTCGATGAGCAGGGTGGATGAATCCTTTCAAATCGCCCGTATGAATCTGGAAAATTACATCGGGCGCAGGGTCAAGGAAAGCACAGGTGTCTTCGATTCCATTGGAAACGAGGTCTGTGCCACCAGATATGTCGACGAGCCAATTTGGCGGGTCGCTTACCTGGCTGAACCCATAGAAGCTGAGTCATTCAACGAGCCTCTACCAATGGTAGACTCGAATGGTGACACAGTGCTCGACCTCAGAGCAGGAGTAGACAGCCGATTCGGCATGCTCCTGTTCCTCTGGTCAGAGGTACAATTTCGGAAATGGACTTCCTGTGGAAGTCAACCGTTGCCGGTGGACCCTGTCCCCATTTCTGAACCTGGTGTGAAGGCAAGAATTGCAACCAAATCACTGATTTGGATCAACCTCTACCTGTCACCCGCAAGTCACCTGATTAAAGACGTGATGCTGGGAATCCCAGGCTGTCGCGTCGGACTTCAGGGAGCAGACCATGCGTGGAACTTTGAAGCTTCCTTTGGAAGACATGCAAGTTCGTGGAGGGAAATAGAAGCTATTTCCACATCCGACCTCACAGCAGCCACAGACTGGCTGGAGCACGACATGGCAAAAGCTGGCATGAAGGCATTCCTTGACGGGCGGCTCCCTGAGCATCCTGCCATGGCTTACCTTCACAGTGCAATAGACCTTGTTTGCAGCCCGCGACTACTAGTCGCGAAGCCGTCTTGCTTCAACTCCGGTAAGGCCGGAGTTCGCAACAAAAAGGTTTACCGCAAGTATAACGATTCTGTGCCGTTGACCGTAGACCCGATGGGTGACTGTGGAACGGACAAC